CGTGTTCTAATCCTATAAGGTTTTGTCCATATTTATAGTATTTTCTATATGCTACACTAACGTCAAACATAACATCATCAGCATTTCTAAACCAAGATTTTAAAGTATGTGCTAAATGGAATCCACTTTGGTAGTCGTGGTTTGACATACAATGTACAACATCTACCGGAGCAACTGTTCTAAGTATTTCTACGCATTTTACATATAATGCTAAAGCAATTTGATAATGCTCCCACCATTTACCATCTGTATCTTGGGGAGTACCTTTGGTTGTTGTGCCGTAAACATTGTCTATATGTAGCACATCATTACCTATACAGAATAACACTTTCTCAATTTTAAATCCTTTTGTTTTTTCTAACAATCCAACAACACCCTCTAATACTCTATTTACTGCTAAATCATTATCGTATTTTTCTTTAGTTTCTACTTCATTTGCATACTTACCAATATGAATATCTGCCGGATTTACTACAAGTAAATGTGATGCTTTAGTTCTTTCAATTTTAGCATATGCCGGAGAGTATTTTTCTATATAATCATTTACCTTTTGAAATATCTTTTTTTCTGATAATCCATAATCCTCTTTTGTAACTATGCTAAATCGTAATTCGCCTGACATTGACTGCCAATGTTTAACAGATACAACATCTTTTTTATTTATACCTCTGTCTTTTAAATGTATATCTAAAGCAGTATTGCCGTTGATGTTATCTAACTTATCTCCCCTATGTTCATTTATGATTTCTACTTCCTCTGCTGATAGTCGTAGTCTTGCACCTGTTGTCTGTTGCTTGTTTTTCATCGATTTAAAGACATTTTAAGCAAAAACAAATATCCAATGATATCATTAACAGTATCTTCCGTTAAATCGTTTATTCCTTTGTTTTGTATTCTGCTTAGTTTGTCATCCAATCTCGCACATATAGCCTCTGTAGAATCTAACTTGCTAAATATTTTAGGGGGATTCAATGCCGTATTGCCGTAGGCACTATTTTTTTCTTTTAATAAATCAATGACTTTATTAGCCACCATATCCAAATGAGTATTAAAATCTAACGGCATAATATTTATATCTCTATTCCTGTTAATATCGTAGAAGTTTTTATGATGTCCCATTATGCTATGACTGTGTTATCTTGTAACCAATTTAACCAAAAATTATTTTCTTTTAACATAACAACATCATATATTGTCTTGTTAGAATAATTAGTTTGGATATTTATATTTCCTCTTTCGTGAATATCTACGATTGTCGTTCCTAAAGAATGTCTAATGTGTTTTGTCAATTTCTTCTTAGGAATATGATATACTATTTTAGAATAATCCACAAGACAAATATATAAAAATAATCTTAGTAGCCAAATGTCGCATACCTTTTAGGTTGTTCAATATGCAATACTTCGTTCTTATGTGCTATGTGTTTTTTATCATTTATGTAATAATCCCAATATGCCTTAACACTACATTTAGAATGGAATTCTTCCGGCATACATTGAGGGGGTTGTGTAAAAGGCATTTTTGTAATATGTTTCGGTGCTATTTGCATATTTGCTTTTTTCAATTTTATCCAACTTGCGTGGACATTATCATATCTACGATTATACTCCATATTGATACCAACAAAATAACTCCATAGCCACATATAATTTGCTTGACTTTGTCTAGCCCATTTACAACTTGGATGGTTGTAATATGCTTTTCTATACGGAATGTACTTGTTGCAGTATCCGTGTTCTTCTGCAAGAACTTGATGTGCCGTACATAAAATCTGTGCAGTTTCTAAAATCATTTTTACTACGTGTTTGTTGTATAAAAATTTAGGTGCATTGTGAGGGTCTGTGTCTAAATAAAATATATTCATAATTAGTAATTTTTAATGTTGAATACAAATTGTTCTTTATAGACATCATATTTACTATATATCTCATCCCATATTTCTTGCGTAAAATTATCGCAAGTACCATATTTTCTTGATATAAAAAAATTGATTCTTCTTTTCATCGGCATTGAAAATCTCCTAGATTCTTTTGACTGTAAATAATCCAATACAAAAGTAGATACTGAAATTGTTATTGCTTTGTTGATGTTGTTATCTAAATAAAATGTAAGTCCTGTCATAGTTTTTTTTTTTAAACTTGGGGATTAAATCTGATGCTTTATATTTGATTTCAATTTCGGTTATGTTATCTCCTATAGTATTCTGTTTAATCCCCTATGTTTAATTATATGTAAATATACAATTATTTTTTAAACTATGCAAATTATTTACAATAAATATTTAAAAATTCATTCCTTTGCAATACTTAGGGCATTGTCTTTTACCCAATTCTATTAGTGCAATTTCTTTTAGTTCTGCATTGTTGCCTTTATCGTCATCAGCATCTAATATGAAAAAATTTAATATTTCTGTTTTAGTTGCCTCTGCGTATGATTTTGCTTTTGCGTATTCTGATTGTGTCATCATAGTTTCTATATTTTTTTATTACTAATTATTATGCTAAACAGTCACCGAATGTGTAATTAACACCTCCAATTCTTTCAACTTCTTTTTCAAATCTCATTCTGTAATTGAATAGCTTTTGACTTTCTGCTTTTCTGCTCCAACTTCCACCATCGTTTACCCATTCCCAAGCTACTTTTTTTATCTGCTCTAATTTTTTAGAAGTTTTGCATCCGTATTTGTTTATGTATGCTCCGTTTTTCATTGTTTTTGTGTTGTTTAATTCTAATGTAAATATACAATTATTTTTTAAACTATGCAAATATTTTGTAATAATATTTAATCTTTATAAGGTAACCAATGATATCCTAATTCCTCTCTAACTTTATTCTGTTGTTGTTTTTGACGGAGATTATACTTATCTCCCCTGTATTCTGGATATTCTTCTTGTAACTTTGCTCTTGCTCTTTTGATGGTTGGAGCAGATGTTAATCTACCCTCTGCATATGCTAACAGAAATGTGTGGCTACTACTCAATTTGTAATCTTTTCCGTTGGTATGATGTGATAATTCTTCAGCCCAAATATTGCAACATAATCTCCTATCATCATCTTTGCAATGAGGATTTCTGTCCATCATTCTAGCGATTTTAGATTTTATGTTTTTGAAGCTCATTCGTTATCTATTTCATTTGCATACTTACAGGCCTCATCATAGCGATTATAATAGTTTTTCTTTATATAATTGATAAAATTATTCTGCCATTCTACCTGTTCTAATAGTGATGCGTTCATATGATTTGCGATTTTTAAATCTTTTTTAGATTCTAATAATTCGCCATATTGTTCTACTGCTTTTGCTATTTGTTTATCTATATTCATATCAATTATATAAAATTCTATATTCATTAATAGTTACTAAAGGTTGTATTATTGGTACTTCACTTGTTTCTTCCCATAGTTGATGAATTTCATCTACCAAATCTACGTCTTTGTATATTTGAAAGTTATTGCCTAATTCTTCTTGAATAACTGTATACGCATCGTTAGATTTATAATATTTGCCTTCCAATTTTTCTAATATTGTTGCTATAATTATATCTCTCCTCATCTGTTTGAGATTTCTAATTGTACTTCTTGCTTCATATCTTTTAATTCATCATCACTTAAATTCCATTTATTATGAATCGGAAAGAAAATCATTTGCTCTATTGCGTGTAATAAATCTCTCATTTCTTTGTTTGTAAACTTTTCGAATTTTTCCATTTTAGTATTTGTTTTTTTTATTAATATGCTTTTCCTAATTCTAACTGAACTAAATTTAATTCGTCTCCATTATCCATTATTGCATAAAATCCTCTAATCATCACAATTGTTGCTTCAACAACTTCGATTCCTTTAAACATAATTTCTTGTTCGTATTTGATTTTTTGTCCGATTTTAAATTCTGTGTTCATTTTGTTTGTTTTTAATTATATGTAAATATACAATGTTTTTTTAATACTACCAAATTATTTTCAATAAATATAAGTTTTTTTTAAAGATAAAATAGAGGGGCTAAAAACATTATAGGCAATATGCCGAAATACCCCTCTAGTTATCTTCCTTGATTAGTATTCTGTATATCATATAGCATATTAAAAGCAAAAAAAAATCAGTCATAATTTCATATAATCATTTAGTGCTTTTAAGCATTCATCTATTCCGGTACATACAACGGCTTTATATCCTCTACTATTTAAATCTGAAATCCATTTTTTCTGATGTGGACTAGGGTAGTTGCCTTTAACCTTTAATTCTATCGCCAATCCACAGAACTTTTTTTTTGGCTCATATATAAACATATCCGGAAAGCCCTTGACATATCCGGATTGCTTCATTTTTACGGCTTGTGTCATTGATGTTCTCATACCTCCGGCACTTGCACAATAAAGGATTCTTGGATATGCTATTTGCATATATGCTACTAGAGATTTCTGTAGATTATGTTCCGGATTGCCTTGTTTTTTTCTACTTTTCAACAATTAGTTGTTTTCGTGTTTTGCTATTTCAGTAACATCCATTATAGATTTACCTGTAATCTCCATAATGCCGTCTTCGGTTTCGTGGATTTTATCAAAGATAAATTCTTGACAGATTTTATTCATAGTTTTTTCTGTAATATTATATCTTTTTTGTGTATCCTTTGGAGATTCTGTATTGCCTATTAGTTTTACAAAAATATCCTTTTTCATTTCCAATGTTAAATCTTCGAATCTTATTTTCTTTTTCATTTTATTTGATTAAAATTAAGCCAACTTGTTTTTTCTCTGTAAGTATCTGTTTTTGTCTGTGCGTGTTTATCTTCTGCATTTCTAATAATAGATTTATCTCTTTGCTTATTGTATTGATTCATCCAATCCATAACTACCCCACCATCTAACCTCTCATATACTTTTCCGAATCTTCCTAATTTAGCCATCTTAAAGCATAATCCTAAATCATACATTGTATGATGTTTATATTCTGATAAGATTAAATCTGCAACATCATAAAGTGTTTCTTCATCCAATCCATTCTTGACATTAAAAAATTTATTAGTTTCTAATAATAGCAATACAATTTCATCTCTACAAACATCTTCATTATCCCTACTCAATATGTTAATACTTGGAGTATGCTCCAATTCATCTACAATAGTTACTAAATTTAAATTCCTTACTTTTCTTTTAAACTCTAGCTTGTTGTTGGTTATGAATCCTATCTCGTATTTTTTGTTCGAGGCTATCTGATTTTGTTCTTCCATTGTTTTTTAGTTGATTTAATATGTTTATTAGGTTACTATTTATCTGTGTTAATTTCATTTGCTTTTTGTGAAAGTCATCTAATTTATCCCACTTACTCAAAACGTATCTCCACGAATCCACTAAATCACTTTGACTTTCTCCCTTTATATGTAATTTCAAATATTCAATAATTGACTTTAGTGCTTTCCCCTCTGCTCCATTCATCTTACATCCAACTCCGATTCTGTCCTTACAGAATTTATCATAAACAGAAACAAAATTTGTATAAGGCGATTTTTCGCCAATTATATGTGTTTTGTTATCTGTATTTGTATCTTGTATTATTATGTTTTCATTTTTCTTAACTCTGCTTTTAGATTTTCTTACGGCAGGTTTAACATCTTTAATATGCTGATTATCAGTTTCTTGTAGACTGCTTTTCAAAACTCTTTTACGTCCATCAAAACTTTCTTGATAAATATACCCTAATTCTTTTAGTTTTTTTATGCCTAATGATATTGTTGTTTTTGTGCATCCTAAAAACTCTGCAAAATAATCATTACTCGCAAAGCAACCTGCATCTGACATATCTAAACTTTGTATCTCTACTAAGAGTATTTTCTCTATAAATGTTAAATGTGGATTAAGATATACATCTTTGGGAATCCATACCCCTTTAAAATCTCTATTCATTGTGTGTTTGTTTTCTATAAAAATAACAAATATTTTGCTATTATAAGAGATTTTATCCTACTAAATTTATAACTCGATTCTTTTGGATTTCAAGATTATCTTCTACCATAACTAAATTATGCGTATTAAAAATAAGCCCTGCAATATCATTGAATTTAGTACCTGTTGAATCGGCAATCTTTACGACTTGCGATACTTTTAAATCCTCCGGATTTTGCATTAGCAATCTTGTTGTTGGTGGACTTGATTGAATCAAATCCGTAATAGTTGTTCTATTGTATCCTTTTAATTTTAAGAATGTTTCTAATAGTGTATTTTCTGTATTCATTTTTTTATTTATTTAGTTATTAAAATGGGTTATCTATATCTGCAATAGCATTGTCTACTCCTGCAATTCCTGTATGCTCATTCATTTTTGATTGATATTCTTTAGAACTTTTAATTCTTTCTGCCATCCATTCCGACTGCATCTCAATCCAATCTGTATCGAATCCATCATTGTAATTAAATTGAAAAGGACTGTTAATTTGTTCCGGTGCCTGTGTGCCTTTCATCAATGGACTAATAGTACTGATGACTGCATAATCCGTACCTTTTTTACTTGTTTTATGCACTACGGATATCATACAAGAAACACCTAATAAATTAGTAATATCAAAATTATCTGCTTCATCATTTGTGAATCCTTTACCTCTCCAAGATTCTAAATCCTTTCTTAAATTAGATTTCTCATACATTGATAAATTATATTCTTTATGTATTGACATCGGCAATTCTATCCCATTGTATTCTCTGATTTCTGCCGGTATTTCAAAAGCTAATTTTACTTTATTATTTGTCTTTTTTTCTCCCATATATTCTTCCTCGATTGTTCCGATATGTATCATACTATAACAAGTTGCTATATGTGTTCCGGATGGTACGATTTCAAATTCTTTAGTTTGTGGTTTTGGTGCTATAATGCTCATAGTGTTTTTTTTTAGTGTTTGTTAATATTATTACAAATTTACAAAATATTTATTAATTCTGCAAATATCTTTTATGTTTTATAATCGGTGTCTTTTATTCTATTTAAACTTCTTTGCAATCTAAATTTCAACACCTCGCTACTGATTTGAATGTGTCTATATGATATTGAATTTTTTAGATTCTTTTGCAATTCCATTAATTCCTCTATCGGCATATTTCTATATCTATCGATTATATCAATATATCTTTCTGTACCATCTACATCCATTATTGTATCATAACTTTAGCACCTCGTGATTGATATATTTTATCTATTTTATCCAACCTTAATTTTAACTTATTATTGTATTCTTCAAGTGTTGGAAGTTTGCTATTTGCAAAATAATTAGGATGTTCTTTAGAATACTGAAAACATATACCTGCCCAATAATTATCTTTCTCCTCAAATCTATCTACATAAATTTCATCTACCGGCAACGGCTTTAAATGTTTATCTATTTGTTCTTGCGTTCCGTAAATCTTAAAAGATTTTTTTACTTGTTTTGAATCTGCATAGTATTTGCTTGTATCCATATCGTATTTTGCTACGGCTACATCTGCGTACTCGTATAATTCTATAGTTGCTAATATTCTTGGTTTCATATTATTTGTTTTTAGTCATTAGTGATTGTGGTTTTTGTATTGATAAAGTAAATGAATTGTCAAAATCCAAATCTGTATTAGTAATTGTTTTGACATTAGTAACTTCAATATCCATCATTGTATTCCCATCTATATCTTTGAAATAACAAGTTTCTATTGCCATTAATGTTTTTTCTTTAGCAAACGTACTTGTTTCTGTTTTCTCTATCATAGATGTCTGATGTTGCTTTCCATCGCATATATTTAAATAAAATCTGCACGAATTTTTACTCCATTCAGTTTGTTCTAATATCCAATATGTCGGCATACTTTTGCCGTCTAAAGAATCTAATATTGCTCGATTATGATTTTTGATAAACCATTCATTATCTAAAATGGCTTTTTGAAATTCTTTACTCTTGTGTAAGATTTCTGCGTGATAAATTTTGTTAGTGTTCATAGTGTTTTTTTTTTAGTGATTTATATTCCCATTTCTCTCATTTCCCTGTAAACAAACTGCTCGGAATATGAGTTCTGATTTTCTAACCAAATGCTTTCGATGTCAATCCAATTACTATTATCTCCCCAACTATGTTGCTTAATTTCATAACCTATATTAAGCCCATAATCTGAATTGATTTTGTCTATTGATTTTGCTACTGTTTCCGGTGTAATATTTCTAGTTGTTGATACCCATCTAACCTGTGGAATATCATCTCTCGAATTTGTGTAATTGTAAGAATCTGTCATTCCGTCAAAACTACCATATTGATATTTGTCTACAATTGCCTTAACTTTTTCCTCTGATTCGCCCTCTGTCCATTCTACTCTTACTGCATTCCCACCTGCAAAACTTTCACTTCTAACTGAAAATTTTGTATTTGGATACTTTAGTTTTAATTCTTTACGAATTGCCTGTGCTGTTTTTGCGTGTGTTGATTTCATTTCTATAATTTTAATTAATAATTGTTGTTGTTTATTTCTAATGTAAATATACAATATTTTTTTTAATCTTGCAAATTATTTTCATTGTTTTTTAATTGTTTTTTTACTTCCTTTAATCTGCCTAATCTTGCAGGTACTACATACCTAAAATTACAATCATCGCAACATCCTTCATCTTTTAAAGGCATTGCATTATTGCTTTCCCATTCTGATATTTCAGTATCGCATATGCAACAGGCTATTATATTTCCTCTAATATCTATCATAGTCCTAATTCTTTTTTAGTCATTTTCATTTTTGGATTTACACATTCTCGCGCTATAGATTTGCTAATATGTTGCATCCATTCATTATATGTCAAAGGACAATTTCTTAATACTGTATTGTTTTTTACTTTCATCGGCTTCATATTATTTCTTTTTAGTTTTAAATTCGTATTCTTTAATTCTAATATTAGGCAATTTATCTGTTTCTCCTATTAGGATTTCTACATATCCGTCAATGAACTTTTGCCAATTCTTTTGTTTCCATAACTTTAATTCTCCGGTTTCGTCTAAATAACGTCTAACCATTGAATTTCCGTTACCCATTGTCTGTATCTTGTATAAGAACTTCATCAATTCTAACACAGGTTTTTTGTCTTTTTGTATTTCCATTTCTTATTTTTTTTGCTTGCAATTGATACATCTACCATTAGTGAATCCTGTAAATGTCCCACATCTCTTGCAAAATTTAAACTTCATTATTTTACGTTGATAATTAATGCTCTATCATCTACTACTAAATCGCAATTCTCGTGATTTAATAAATGACTCCATTCTTTTAGAATGTCTAATCGCTTCATCATACCTTTAGCCGTTGTTGGCTCTTTACGATTATCGTTATCATCTAACCACATTGCAAAAATCTCTGCTCCTTTGTCTTCGCCAACTTCTTGCGTTCCAATATGCTCAAATGGGCTATCCCACTCATCGCTTAATTGTTTAAGGATTTCTTCTTTGCTTGTTGTGATTTCAATCTTAGGATTTAACATATCCTCTGTGTTTAAAAAAATTTTCATCTGTTTTCTATTTTAAATTAATATTATTGTTTGTTTTTAAATCTATTGTAAATATACAATATTTTTTTTAATTGTGCAAATTATTTGCATTAAATTATTACTGCTAATCCTCTTGGATTCCACTCGTTTCTACTCCCTACCTCAATTCCGTCTGCTCTAAAAAACTTTGATTTTCTGCCTATTGCAGTTTTTCTAAACCAAGCCCAATTTTCAAAAAACCCACCTTTAAATCTACTGTCTACAAATGGATTAACAGTACCAAAATTACATCTGTCTTTTGTAGGTATTACATTTGTACATTCTACCTCAATCTGCGTATTCATTACTCTTGTAACTTTACCTGTTCTTGCCCATCCGGATACTGCCATTGATTTCATAATAACCTCATCCCCTACCATTAAATCTCTTACTGAAAATGCACTTGTAAAATCTATGCCTGATTGTAGTACTTTAAAATTTTTCATAATTTCTATTTTTTTATATGAATGATTATAAGTTATCTCTTACTGAACATCCCATTCTTGCGTGTTTTCCGCTTGCGATACCGAAAGAAGTATGTCCAAACATTTCTCTGCAAAATTCCATAGTTATCTCTGCGTCAAACTTCATATGTCTTTTGTTTAATAAAATTGGAAACCATAATTGCTCCCAAGTATCTGAATGAAATGCTGTAATAAATGCTCTATCTGCTAAATCAAAAAATCTTTGTTCTGATAAATTACTTAATTGTTTTGTTGATATTGCATCTCCGATGTGCTTATTTAAATTTTCCATTTTCGTTTTTTTTGTGTTGTTTTTATATATGTAAATATACATTTTTTTTCAATGATTGCAAAATATTTGCATATATATTTACATAGATAGTTTATTGATTATCAATTAGTTACAAAGATATGAGAAAATTTGTTTTATTTTATTGCAAAATATTTGCAAAAAAACGTCGATTTTGGACAAAAAAAATGGGAAGTTATTACACCCCCCATTTCCCAACAAGTACACAAACAATTATAGAAAACTCTAGGTTTTATTTCTTACCGCTATCGGCAAGCCCTTGACCTAAAACAAGTGTTAAAAGTGAATAGAATACGTTTGTAGCCGTTGCTTCATCCATACCTAATGTGTTGCAAAGAATCGGTACTACTATACTACTTACGGCATACCAAAACTTCTTTGATTTAAATATCTGTCCTATTAGTAATTTTTGTATCATTTTATCTGTTTTTGATTATTAAATTAATGTTACCTGCTCTTTCTCCTTTTTCTGTTAGATTCGCCATTAATGAATTATGTGCTTTTCTACTCAATCCAACAAAATTATCCTTTCTATTTTTTCCTGTCAATATACATCCACGGCTATCGGAAGTTCTATTTCCTATATGAAATAATATGTAGCTTCTATTAGGGACGTTTTGCACTATTAAATGATTATATTTATAACTTCTTGATTCGTCAGCAGTCCTAATTCTAACAGAGTAATCCCCATTAGGAATGCAAGATATACTTTTTTTGTTATCCAACCAAGGCAATTCTAATGTTTCACATTGATATTCTCCGTCTAAATATAGTTTGCCTAGTGTAGAATCTGCAGTCATTTCGTCCCTAATTAGTAATAAATTAGTTGATTTAGGTAGGCATAAACCTACTTTATTTACTGCTTTTTTTATGAATGTTTTAGCTTTTCCTATCATTTTTCATTTTTTTAGCTTGATTATATATTGTTATAAATATAGCTAAACTTAATGAGATTGTTGTCAATATTGCATTAAAATCTGCAATTCCTATTCCTATTGCTCCTAGATTTGTTGTCCATAAAAAAACTGATTCTTTCACACTATTCTGTATTTCGGTTTTCATAATAATTGCTTATTATTTTAAATTGTTTTGTCTGTTATGTAAACCATCTCCCATAAATCGTAGGTTATGCTTACGTTATCTAATATTATTATAGTGTCGTTGTATTTAATCATCTGTTTCTTGTATATAATTCCAAGTATCTAATTCCCAACTCTCTACTCCTAATCCATCGCCACTCCATAAATTAGCATTGTATTCAGTATGGAGTATAAATTTTTTCCAACTCTCAAACATAAACAAATAATCCTGTAATAATTGCGAAGTTATTACGAGAATTTCTGTTCCGTCTAATGATTCCAATTTATAGTGAATATGTTCTTTAATTAGATTATTGTATTGGGACGTATTTAATAGATAGTAATATTTAATCATTTGTGTTTACATTTTTGTACTGAAATTAGTTGCTTTTCCAAATCTACAATTTTGTTTCCATTTTGATTAATTACTTTTATTTTTTTTTCTAATCGTTGTTCTAAAACTTTTATATCTTCTTCTAATTGTGCTATCTGACTATAAGCAATACCCATAGTAAAAATAATACCTACTATCCAAATTATATTCCCTATTGATAATGTAAGGTCTTTCATCATATAGATACTATATTACTATCCCCTGCAACTGTAAATGATGGGGCAGAATTACCACTTGTGTCATCGCCATTATTTTCAAACTTATAGTAACCTTTTAAATTTGCAGATGCCGAATGTGTCGTAGCATCCATTCTTGTTCCGGAATTATATAAAGAAGTAACTTCGGAAGAACTTAATTCTTTATTCCATATTGTCAAATCGTTATATTGAGTAGCACTACTATTACCTGCTTTATTCTGGTCTACACTTCCAAACTTTCCTCTACTACCAATACTCCACAATCTATCATCTGTCGCACTCATAGGAATTGTCAGTCTATCACTACCACCTGCATCTGTTTGAATCGGAGCAGCACCAACACTATTAGCATTCCAATATAGTTTTAAACTACTAGCTACGTTTGAAGATGCTTTAGTAATTGTTATCATAGTAAAATCATCATCTCCAACATAACCCCTATTTGAAGCACTCCAATATGTACTGCCTAAACCTGCAGCTTGATATCCGGCAGCATATGCTCCGGAATTTGAATGAAATAACCATTGTGCATCTTTATACCAAACTAAAGTAGTTGAGGTTTTGTTTCCATAACGTACTGATAATCTATTATTAGATTCGTTATATAAAATTTTTATACCATCTTCTAACTGATAAGATGTATTATTTTTATGTCCTATAAAAAAATTGATATGTGTATTCAATGAAGAACTCCATCCTGCTTTTACCCAAAATGATATAGTCCAAGCATCATCTCCTACAAAATTAAAGGCATCAGTATTGTCTACAAAATAAACTGCATTTGCCGTTCCTGTAGTTATGGATTTACTTAACGCATAATCATCTGAAAATGTAGCTTCCTGTTCAACTTCAACACTATTAATATTAGCAATATTAGTTTTATCAACGTCTTTAACCTTACTGACATTTGCAATATCAATATCATTTATTTTTGATGTAGCCATTTATGAATTTGTAACATAAGTATTGTCTGGACAGAAATAGATTGTGTTTCCACCTCCACCTCCATTTCCGTCCAAACCATATCCTATTATTCTTACAACACTATTACTTGACGTAGGTTTAGTATCAGTTATTGCTCCTGCCGTTGTCGATAAATACAAGGGGTCTCCGGCATTATCTACAGTATCTGCAATATTTATTGCTCCTCGTAAAAACATACCTTTTGATGATGATGTACTAATAGCAATTGCTAATAACCCCTCATACGAGCCGGTTAAATTCGCATCAGCCTGTACCCAAGCACCACCCCCATCCTCTTGCAAGACATAAATTTTTCCTGCAACTGTTGTTGAATTAGCACCTAAATAACAAATATCGCCTGTATAGTGTCCAACTGTTGTTGTTGGTACCTCTATAGTTCGGCTAGCAATTTTTTGATAACTACTCATATTGTAAAAATATAAAAATTAAATTAAATTAGTTTACTAATTGTACTAAACAAGTAACATCCCCTGCACTTGGAGCAGATGCAAAATTAACTGTAATAGCAGATGTTGTAGTTCTAACTATATCAGCATAAACTGTTTCAAATGATGATGTATCAAATAATTGTACAATTACTTTTCTACTTCCTAATGAATGTGTTACTGTTATAGATGTACTACCACCAATTTCTTCTGAATAACATCTTGCTCCTAATCCCTCTGGAGTTACAAATCTTGTACTATCACTTCCGTTTTTAGCTTCGGTTACTGTTGCTCTTTCAGCAATACCTTTTGTAGTGGTATTTGCATCCGGCTCATCCCCTGTGTTAGTTCCACTTGTATTCGCAATGTATGTCGTAGAAATTGCATCTCCCTGCCAAACTCCTGTTCCGATAGTACCTACAGTTGTTAATGATGTATTACCTGCCGTTGGAGATTTACCTGCCAATGCAGTTGTAATTCCACTTGCATATGAAGCATCATCGCCAATTGCTGCAGCTAATTCGTTTA